AAATTGGGTAAATCTAGTATATTTTAATATAAGTAGTATGTGTAATATTATTTTATATAACGTTTCGATTCTTCTTTTTTAGCTTGTTTTATTTTCTCAATTTTTAATGATTTTATTTTCTTTTTATCAGTTTGTTCAGCTCTAATTATATTATTTTCATATTTAGAAAGTTTATGTGGATTGCGTAGGTCTTTAGGTATCCACTTTAAAAATGGATATAAATCTTCTTTATCTTCCACATACCAAGTTTTTCCATCCCACTTCGCTCCAAGTGATTTGGCAACACTTTTTTCTTTGAATGGAACTGTTAGGTTTACTCTCATACTGTAATGATACTATAAAATTTAAACAAAGTATAATTTATTTTTCATATTTCTCTACTCAACAATAACTAAATTATACTATGATAACTCAAAGTAGTATAATTATGATATGAGAAAGTATATACCTTGCAAATATTGCGAAACGCTAATATTCTTCCATAAAAGACAAGATGGAAAATGGGATACCGTTGAAGAAACTGGTGAACTTCATAGATGTCTTACCAAGAAAGAATATAAATCCGCAAAACAAGGAAATGAAATAAAGAAATGGAAAATGGATTCTAATACTGAGGTAAAACCTGTCAAGAATCCTAACAAGCAAAATAAATTAGGAACACTTACTCCAAGAAAGATAGTTCGTGTTCAACCGTTTGGAAGATAAGGAGCAATGGAAAATTATTACGTAAGTAACGAAGATTTGTTAAAGGCAATTACAGAGTATCAAAAAGGGTTGCATGAATCTGTTGAAAATGGAACTGAAGAACCTCAAATGTCGAATTACATAGGAGAATGTATAATCAAGATTGCTTCTAAGTTCGCATATAGAAACAATTTCATTAATTATTCATATAGAGATGAAATGATATCTGACGGAATAGAAGCTTGTGTCACTGGTGTAAAGAAATTTGATACAGCATACAGCAACCCATTTGCATATCTAACACAGTGCTGTTTTTATGCGTTTATATCTCGAATTAAAAGAGAAAAGACGCAGCAGTATGTAAGATCAGAAATGATAAAGAATTTTGGAATAGAAACTTTTAACATTCAAGATCAAGATTTAGATGAAGATTTCAGAATGTCGTTTGAAGAATTTATGAATTCCAATATGAATATTGATGGAGCATTTTTAAATAAAAAGAAGAAACCTACAGTAAAAAAGGTTGGACCTCTTGAAGATTTTATGGAAGAAGATACTGTAAATGTCTAAAACAGCTTTACTTGGTGACACACATTTTGGTGGCAAGTCTGATTCTGTTGATTTTATAGAATTTCAGAGAAAGTTTTTTGAAAATCAATTTATTCCTTATTTAATTGAAAATAACATTAAGAGGGTGATTCAAGTTGGTGATGTTAATGATAGAAGAACATATATAAATTTTCGATCATTATATCATTCAAAGAAAAACTTTTTTGATCCTCTAAGGGATAATGGAATTTCCTTGGAAATATTGTTGGGAAATCATGATTTATTTTATCTCGAAACGCTTGAAATAAATTCCCCAGAACTTCTTCTTAGAGAATATTCTAATATAATTATTCATAGAAATCCTACAACTTTACAATATGGAATATATTTGTTTGACATTATTCCGTGGATTTGTAAAGAAAATGTTCAAGAGATAGATGAATTTATCAAAAAATCTCAGTCTGATTTTTGTCTTGGACATTTCTCTATATCTGGTTTCTCAATGTACAAGGGACACATTGCAGAAGAAGGATTAAATCCAAAAGTATTCTCTAATTACAAACATGTGTGGACAGGACATTTTCACACAAGATCAACGAACGGAAATATAACATATCTTGGAACTCCTTATGAAATAACTTGGCAGGATTGTGATGATCCAAGAGGATTTTATGTTTTTGATGATGAAGAAGGAACAATTGAGTTCATTAAGAATAATTATACTTTGTTTACTAAGATAGAGTATAATGAAGATTTATTTGACATTAAAGAATTTGATTTTAATTCAATTAAAGATAAATATGTCAAGGTAATAGTAACTAAGAAATCTAATGTTGTAAAGTTTGAAAATTTCATCCAGAGAATTTATGAATCTGGATGTCATGATTTGTCTATAGATGAAAATTTTGAAGAATATTCAAATGGGACAATTGATGAAGAAATTAAAATTAACGATACGTTGAGTGTTGTTAATTCATATATAGATTCAATAGAAATAGAAACAGATAAAGATACGTTAAAAAAACTGATGCAGAGACTTTATGTTGAAGCAATAAATATGGAGAAATAGGAAATGGTTGTTCGTATGAAAACTTTTGGTTGGGTAGCTTTTATTATTGCAGTTATTATCTATACAATTTGTTTTCCGTTTGTTACTGTGTTCTTATGGGCCAAAGAAGTTTTTATGACCCCATACGGAATTATTAAAGGGTATAAAATTATTTGGGATGAAGTTTCAAGAAAGTATTGGTATTAAATGATTAATTTTGAAAGTATCCGGTGGGTGAATTTTTTATCTACCGGATCTGGTGGAAATGAGATTCAACTCAATGCCACCAAAACTACGTTAATAACTGGCAAAAATGGTTCTGGTAAAAGCGCTGGTGTAACTGACGCGCTTTGCTTTGTTTTATTCAACAAACCATTTAGAAATGTCAATCGTGGTCAACTAATAAATTCAATCAACAATAAGAATTGTTTAGTAACAGTCAAATTCACTTCTGGAGGAAATCGTTATGTAGTTTCCAGAGGGATGAAGCCAAATATATTTGAAATATACGAAAACGATACCTTATTCACAAAAGAATCTTCTTCAAAAGATTATCAAAAAATACTAGAGGAACAAATCCTCAGATATAATTTCAAAACCTTTACCCAAGTTGTTTTGTTAGGTTCAGCTTCCTTTGTTCCGTTCATGGAATTACCAAAGGCATCTAGAAGGGAAGTCATTGAAGATGTTTTGGATATTGGTGTTTTCTCCAGTATGAACGAAATTCTTAAGAAAGAATTATCAGTAACTAAAGATGAATTAAATATTGCTGAATCTAATATTTTAATTTTTAAAGAAAAAGTTGATGCTCAAAGAAAGATTATATCTCTTATTGAATCATCTAATGAAACTCAGATAAAAGAGATAAATGATCAGATTCAAGATTTGATAAATCATTTAATTGATTTATCAAAATCGAAAGGTAATCTTGAATCTGATAAAAATTCTTTAGGTGATGGATTAGATGAGATTGTTGATCTAGAAAATCGTAAGAGTATTGGATCAAATTTAAGGTTAAGAATTGAAGAAAGAATAAGCAAGATAGAAAAAGAGTTGGAATTTTTTCATGATAATGAAACTTGCCCTGTCTGTTCACAGAACATAAGCAGTGATCATAAAGAAAGTATTGTAGATAGTCTACATGAAAGAAAGAACAAACAGGAAGATAAATTATCTGACACTAAAACAACTTTAGAATCTATTGAATCGGAATTACTGATTTTAAAGAAAAAGAAGAAGCAGTTAGAAGGTATTGAAAATAAAGTTTCTCAAATTGATGAACAGATAAGATTCATCACAAACCAAATAACAAAATTAAATAAAAGTCTAGAACAAAAACAACAAGTAAATGATGTAGAAAAAGAAAAAATAGAATTAGAAAAAATTACAGAACAGGCGATATCTCTTGTAAAAACCAAAAAAGAACTTCAAAAAAATAAAGCGTTGCAGGAACAAGCTCTCCTGCTGCTTAAAGACAATGGAATAAAAACATCCATTATTCGAGAGTATTTACCAGTTATAAATATTAAAATAAATCAGTATTTAGCTTCAATGGATTTCTTCTGTAATTTTGAGATAGATGAAGAATTCAATGAAGTAATAAAGTCTCGTCACCGCGACGATTTTTCTTACGCCAGCTTTTCTCAGGGACAAAAACAAAGAATTGATATTGCTATAATGTTCACTTTTCGTGAAATAGCGAAAATGAAAAATAGCCTCAATACCAATATCTTGGTTCTAGATGAAATTTTCAGTTCATCATTAGATAAAACTGCTGTAACGTTTTTGGTGGATATGTTAAATTCTTTAAAAGACACTAATACCTTTGTGGTAACTCATCATCCAGATGAATTTGAAGATGTATTTGATAGACATATCCAGTTCAAAGAAGTAAATAACTTTTCCATAATGAAGGATTTAAGTAATGTTTGATTGTGTAAATTGTGGTTCAAAGAATTTGAAATATGGTGGTATTTTAATGCGTGGTAGAGAAAAGATGACGAAACTATGTTGTCTTGATTGTGGAACAAATAGTTACGTTGGTGTTGATGTTTATGAAGAATTAGTTGGTGAAAGTGTTGAAAAAATAATAAAGCAACAGGAATTACCAAGCAATTGTGAACGATTAGTTATCACTAGCGCAATCATAGGAAGTCCTGTAGATGATGTATTTTTAGAAACCCTTGAAACTTATTGTGCTTCCAGAAATGCAAGATTAGTTGTCATTCCAATTAAATACAAAAATAGAGATTGGGATGAAGATGTGGAAGGACCTCATCCAGCAAGTGAATATTTTACTTATGATAATTTTTACTTCGGAAACGAATTCAAAGTCATGGGTGGATTGAGACTTAATGCTTCTATGGAACATCCTCTTTCAGGACTAGAATCTCTATCTAAAGGATATTCTGTTATTTTTGGTCATCCACAAGTAGCTTTAAAAACTGTTCCTTCTGAAGGTAGTTACCCTTCAATAATAACAACTACTGGTTGCATAACAAATAAAATTATTTATACAGATACCAAACAAGGATTGAAAGCAACATTTAATCATAGCAACTCTGCAGTTGTCCTGGAAATTGATGAAGATTCAAACACTCACATGAGACATTTGAATTTTGATGGTATTGGGTTCTTCGATTTAAGTATTTATTATTCTCGTGACACAATTACATATAAAGAAGATCCTGTTATTGCCTTAGTTACTGGTGATGAACATGTTATTTTTCGCGACGAATTTGTTTCTGCCGCAACATATACAGATAAAGATTCTATCGTAAATGTTCTAAAACCAAAATTAATTGTTCGTCATGACGTGATGGATTCATACAGTGTTTCTCATCATCATAAACATAATGTATTTACTCAATATGCAAAGTATAAAGAAGGATATTCATCCTTGGCAGATGAATTGGATGAAACTATAGATTATATTGTAGCAACCACACCACCTTGGGCAAAATCTTTAATTGTATCAAGTAATCATAACGATCATATCCTTAGATGGTTAAATGAATGTGATCCAAAAGAAGAACCATGGAATGCTGAATTGTATCATTGGTTTATGTATGAAATGCTTAAAAAAACAAGGATGGGAGAATCAGGTGCAGAATACCCGAATCCTTTTGAATTATATGTAAAAGAATTTTATGATTCATCTAATATGGAATTTTTGAAAAGAACTGAATCATATATGATAGATGAAGTTTCTGTGAATTATCATGGAGACATTTCCACGAATGGAACAAGAGGTAATAGGAGTTCATTTAGTAAATTACCAACCAAAACAATAATTGGCCATTCTCACAGCCCAGGAATCGATAAGGGAGCATACCAAGTAGGAACAAGTTCTAAACGAAGACTTGAGTATAATTCTGGACCAAGCTCTTGGGATCATTGTCATTGCCTCATTTATAAGAACTCTAAGAGGCAATTAATTTTTATCCGAAACCGAAAATGGAGAGCGTAAATGGGAAACCGAGTTTTATTTATTTTAAAGCGAAGAGAGGATTATGCTCTCGACGTTAGTTACAGCAAAAATGGTTTATCAACAGGACTATTAAATTCAGCAACATTCGTTAATGATATGCTGAATAAAGATGGGATAGAATCAAAAATAGTTGTTGTCATAGATAATAATGATATTGATCGTGAAGTTACAAAATATAAACCAACCCACGTTATTATTGAGGCATTATGGGTTGTTCCTGAGAAGTTTGATATTTTAACTAAGCTTCACCCAAATGTAAAGTGGATTGTTCGTTTCCATTCTGAAATTCCTTTTCTTTCTAACGAAGGAATTGCAATGGAATGGCTGTTCCAATATATCACCAAGAAGAATGTATATATTGGAGTAAACAGCACAAGATTTCTAAAAGAATCAAAAAATCTCTTAAATAAAATTGTTGATCAGAATTATATTGATGAGCATGTAATTTTCCTTCCAAACTATTATCCAACTGGTGAAATCAACTTCCCTTTACCTGATATGTTCACCAGAACGTTTGAAATTGGTTGCTTTGGAGCTATTAGGCCGTTGAAGAACCATTTAATGCAAGCGGTTGCAGCAATTAAGTTTGCTGATATGCATAGAAGGAAACTTAATTTCCACATCAACGTTGGACGAGTGGAAATGAAAGGTAAAAACATTTTAAATAATCTTCATTCACTTTTTGCTAATATACAAGATTCTGGTCATCAGTTGGTAGTTCATGATTGGTTAGAACATGATGATTTCCTTGAATTGATCTCCTGTATGGACATCTGTATGCAGATTAGCTTCTCAGAAACCTTTAATATTGTTGCTGCGGATTCTATTTCAGTAGGGGTCCCAACTGTTATGTCTAAAGAAATTCCATGGGCAAGATTTGGAGTTGCAGACCCTACAGATCTCGATGATATCGTCCAAACAATGAATAGAACATGGAAGTATAGGTTCGCGAATTCTATCATAAATCAATTGAGCCTCAATTCATACGTCAAAAATTCTGAGAAGGTTTGGCTCAGATATTTTCGATAAAAATAAATTATACTTTTGAAAAATGAGGAGGTATAATTACAAAATCAATTACCTCTCATCAAAGAAAATTGATAACTAATTTAATAATATTTTGGAGAAATCATAAATGGTAAGTGCAACAAGTAAGGTACTGAAAGCTCTATTAAGTGGTAAAGTATTAACCCCTGCTCAAATTTCAAAGAAGTTTGGTTTAGACAATCCTCATAATCCAGTTTATCAACTATCAGAACGCGGATATTATATCGTACGTCAATATAAGAAGACAAAGCAAGGATATTATACAGTTAAGTATTCAATGCCTCACGCAACAGCTTAATTTTTTATTTTTTCAACAAAGAGGATCCATAATGGATCCTCTTTGTTTTTATGCTTTACATTATATAGATTATAAAATATAATGCCTCCATCGATTTTATATAACAACGGGAGGTCATTATGAAAGAAATTATTATATCTTTATCTGTGCCATTAGTATTTTTTGTATGTGGTGGAGCTTTTGCTAATAATGTCGATCAAAAATTATTGACCAATCTTAAGTACCAAACAAGTTCTAATTCTAGTAGTTGGCACGGTAATGGCCATGGTGGAAATACAGGAGTTAATCCATCAGTAAATAAAGTTCCAGTTCCCAATGCATTGTTTCTAACTCTTATTGGATTTGTTGGGTTAATTTTTGTTAGGACTAAGAAAAGAATTATTACATTTTTAGCCATCTTACTACTAATCGGTGGAACGAGCGTAGCCTTCGCACAAAGCATTCCTCTTATTCCTACTTTAGTTGATCAGGGAATTAACTTATCTGGATCTAATCAGGCTGCTTCATCTTCATGGAGTTGGTCAAATTCTAATTCTAATGCAACTGGTGGGGACGCGGTTGCCACCAATATGGGAAACAACCAAAATGTCAATTTCCAATATGGGGGAGGAACTCATGAAAGAAACGCTCCAGCTGTTTTCATGGGATCATTGTTTCCAACTGCTCCTTGCCAGGGGACCGCTAATGGATTTCTATCAGCATTTGTTTTTGGTGGAGTTGGTGGTGGTATGTCCTTCACCCTAGAGCAATGTGAAATCAGAGAAGAAGCAAGAGTTGCTTATGGCATTGGTCAACCAGAAATCGCAAAGGAAATATTATGTATGGCTAAGTATGCCAGCCAAACTAAATTTTGTAAAAAAGAAGAAAGTATTTAAATAAATCTATTTACTTTAAATAAAATTACCTGTATAATTATTCTTAAGTTGGTTAATATTTAATTTTACTTAGGAGAAATGAAATGGCAAAGTTAATCAAGTTCGAAGCTACCAAAACCTACGCAACCGCTGCAAATGCAGTTAAGGCTGTTGAGAAAAAAGGCTGGCCCAATGACTATCGCTACTTCATTTACCGCGACGAAGCCACCGGTCGTTACTATCCGATATTCGTTGGAGAAAAGGCTCTTCATGCCGGGATTCACTTTCACTTTCACGTTGTTGCTTAATTCTAAAATTTAACCAGGAGATAAAGAAATGGGATTCAATTATTATGAAAAAAGAAAGGAACTGAATGCTGAAATTTTGGCTAATATTGGAGATTGTCCAGAACGTGAAGTGGTTTACTATGGGTATAAGGATGGTAAGGCCGCAGCGTATGCTTCACGTATAGAAGCTGAATCTTATGGTAGTAAATTTATTGAATCGGTGTTGGAAAACAAAGCTGAAATTGATGATTACTGGAAACAGTATCATTCGCTCGTGAGCGTTTTGGATAAACAATTTCATGATTATTTGCGAGAAGAATATAGTAACTTAAACGACGAAACATATGCTATTTGTTACTCACAAGCGTATGAAGATGGTCATTCATCAGGATATGATGAAGTAGAAAACTACATGTCTACTTATGTAGACATGGCAGAAAGAATTATCAAAGCCAACAAGTAATTTCATTTATAATTAAGGAGAAAACATTATGATATTTTTCAAGGCTCGTTGGGTAGCTCGTAATTTTGCAAATGGTCGTAAAGTAATCGATCTTGGGGTTGGTGCTAAGTCCCGTTGGGGTGTTAAGGTTTTACAACATAAAATTAATTAAAATAGCTTTACTTTAATTAAAAATTAGCCTATAATTATTCCTGTGGTTTAATATTAATTAATTTTTTGAGGAGAATTTTATGGCACATCAGATAGATTTCAGTAATGGTCGGGCAAATATGGCGTTCGTCGGTGATCGGGCAAATATTTGGCACGGTCTTGGTCAACAACTCACAGATGAAGCTTCGATAGATGTTTGGAAGGTTGAAGCTGGGATGAACTGGGTGATCGAGAGCTCCCCCATCATCTATGACAACGGTGTTCGAGATGGGAATCCATTTCCAATCTATTCTGGGAAGCGAGTACTTTTCAGGTCTGACACGAAAGAAGCTCTTTCCATCGTTTCCAACAAGTACAATGTAGTTCAACCAGAGGAAGTTCTCGAATTCTTCCGTGATCTTACTGAAGATTTAGGGATGAAAATGAGCACTGCTGGATGCCTCTTCGGTGGTCGCAAGTTCTGGGCCTTGGCTGACACAGGTCTGGCAGGGAAGGTTCTTGGGGATGATGAAGTTAAGGGATACACTCTTCTCACTTCATCCTGTGATGGTTCCTCCCCAACGATTGCTCAGTTCACTTCCATTCGGGTGGTGTGCAATAACACTCTGGAGTGGTCTCTTCAAGGATCTTCCAGCAAGAGAGCTTCGGTTCGTCATCGTCGGGTGTTTTCACCAAGAGACATCAAGGCTTCTCTCGGATTGGTTCATTCTTCTTGGGATGCGTTTATGGATTCCATCACTGTTCTTTCTGAAAAGAAGGTTACAGATAAAATGGCGAGAAAATTCATCGAAAATCTTCTGGTCAACAAAGGATCAGAAATCACCGATGCTCAGGTGAGAAAGACTGATGCAATTTTCGATCTTTTCAAGAACGGAATGGGAGCTGATATGTCTCGGGGAACTCTCTGGGGTGTTGTAAATGGCGTTACCGAATTCGTTGATCATCACTCAGGTGGTCGAATTGGTGACACGAAACTCTGGAACTCCTGGTATGGGAACGGAGCCACCTTAAAGAATAAGGCATTCGAGAACGCTCTGGCCTTACTCTAAACCCAAATGGGCTTTGAAAGTTATAGTGATATTTCTTTCAAAGTCCATTAATCTTTGAAAGAAATCTTATGGTTAAAGTAATTAAAAAAGATGGCAACGATTTTATAGAATATGTTTGGGAAATAGACGAAACCAAACCAAAGTGTTATAAAGAAGGGAATTCGTATAAATTCAATTCTGTTCTTCTACAAAGAATTAAATTTCCAAGTAACAATCAAAAATAAATTATACTTCTGATTTTCTTTCCGGTATAATTATTCTTTTAATGAGGATGATTATATGGAAGAAAATCAAAAGAACTGGGTTGATCCAAACGTAGAACAAGTCTCGAATATGATGTATTCGAGAATGCTTCATGGATTCAAAAAATATGGTGTTACCACCATGAGGGAAGATATCGACCTCTTTGGGTGGTTGCAACATCTTCAAGAAGAATTATTGGACGCCGCTATATATATTCAGGCAGCAAAAAACAAAATTATACGTGATCAAATTAAAGAAGTATAATATAACTTTTAATATTAAGGAAAGGTAATAATGAAAATCAGTAAGGAAACAGTTGGTGTACTAAAGAATTTCGCCTCAATCAATTCAAATTTAATGCTGAAAGAAGGAAATTATATTTCTTCTATTTCCGTTGGTAAATCACTCGTTGGAAGAGCAAGAATTACAGAAACAATTCCTCAAGATTTTGGCATTTATGATGTTCAGGAATTTCTTGGAGTTCTTTCATTATTCGAAGATCCTGAAATTACATTTGAAGATAAATATGTAATTATCAAGCAAGGAAATAGCAGCATTAAGTATTTTGCTGCTGATGAATCAGTTTTAACCTACCCAAAGAAGTTTCCTCCTCTTGGTGATTCAGAGATTGAATTCAATCTAACTGCAAATGATATTACCGCAATTCTAAAGACTGCATCAGTTCTAAAGACTTCAGATGTTCGTTTCGTTGGTGATGGTTCTTCATTAAGTGTTGTTGTTGGTAGCAAGAAAACTAATACATCAAATAACTTCACACAAGAACTTGGTGAAACTGATAAGACATTCTGTGTATCAATCAATACTGACAATCTAAAGGTAATTCCACAGGATTTCACAGCGAGTGTAATTAATCGTCGAATGATCCAATTGAAGTCAGAATCATTAACATATATTATTGCCATTGAAACTGATTCTTCATTTGAGTAAAATGGATATTAACGCAAAAGAATATTTGTGGGTTCAGAAATACAGACCAAGGAAGATATCTGATTGTATTCTCCCAAAAGAAATAAAGAAGATTTTCAATGACTTTGTTTCTTCTGGGGAGATTCCAAATTTTCTATTGGCTGGAACTGCTGGAACTGGTAAAACAACAATAGCATATGCTCTTTGTGAAGAAATTAAAGCAGACGTTCTTTATATAAACGCTTCTTTAGAAAATGGTATTGATATCTTACGTTATAAGATATCACAATTTGCCTCAACAGTTTCTTTTGGTGAAGGTATCAAAGTTGTTATACTTGATGAGGCTGATCATCTTAATGCTAATTCAACTCAACCAGCATTAAGAGGGTTCATTGAAGAGTTTTCTTCAAATTGTAGATTTATCTTTACATGTAACACACCATCAAGAATTATCGAACCATTACATTCTCGCTGTTGTGTTGTCACTTTTAAAATTCCAAAGGAAGAATCTCAGAAACTTCAAGTACAAATTTTTAAAAGAATAAATGAAATTCTAGAAAATGAAGGTGTGGAATATGACAAGGCTGTTGTTGCAGAACTTATTCAAAAACATTTTCCAGATTTCCGTAGAACGATAAATGAATTACAAAGATACTCAGTTTCGGGAAAAATTGATGAGGGTATTTTTGCAAATTTATCCGAAGATAGTTATGATAAATTAAATTCATATCTAAAAGAAAAGAAATTTACAGATATGAGAAATTGGGTATCACAGAATATTTCTGGAAATGGTTTAGATATTATTGACAGGTTGTATCAAACTTCATCTGAGGTTATGATTCCAAATAGTATCCCACAATTAATTATGATCTTAAATGAAGCCCAAAAGAACGCTGCTTTTTGTGCAAACGCAGAGTTAAATATTACAGCTTGTCTAACAGAAATTATGTCTTCTTGTCAATATAAATAATCATGGATATTCAAATTTTTTCAATTCTTTTGTCTTTTATTGCGTTTGGTGTTGGATATTATTATGGTTATATCAAAGGTAAAATGTTCGTTATCCAACAAACGAATTATTACTATTCATACGCTGATGACCCAAACGCGATAGAATTTTATATAGAAAAGGTTAGTGAAGAGTTACTTCTATATGAAAAATTAACAAATAATTTTATAGTAAAATTTACAACATTAGAAGAAACCAAAGAATTTCTTCAGAATAAATATCCTGGAAAGATTGTTTGGATTAAAAAAGAAAATTTACAAAGTGTAGGATTGGATTTATCATGACTGTTATTGCTTGGGATGGAAGAATTTTAGCCGCAGATAAACGTATGTCAAATGGTGGCCTCATCAATACCATTACTAAAATATTTCGTTTTGGTGATATTGTTGTTGCTACTTGTGGAAGAGTCGATCAAGGATTATCCATGGTTGACTGGGTAAAGAATGGAAGGATCATTGAAAAATTTCCAACCACACAACAACTCAGTAATTTTTCCCCTGCTGCAGTTGTTGAAAATGGAAGATTGTATGTTTATGAAAGTGCACCATACCCATATTTAATAGAAGATCAATTTTGGGCTGCAGGATCAGGAAGAGATTTTGCTTTAGCTGCCATGTTTCTTGGTAAAACTGCTATTGAAGCAGTGCAGGTGGCCAGCGCTTTTCAGAACGATTGTGGGAATGGATGTGATTGGTTCGATTTTTCTGGAGTGTTAAATAATGTCGAATCCGTTTGATTATATCAATGGAATTAATAATAAGAGTTATAACTTTGATGATTTATCAGTAAAAGATTATAACCCGTTCATGGTTAATATGGGATTTTCATATTTTCAGGATACAGTTTTATTGGCAAATGTTCTAAATATTTATCCTGAGTGTCCTTATAAGATGCAATATGATTTTCTATATTATTCAGTAACGAAGAAGAAGAGATTTAGTAAGTGGAGTAAGAAAGAAGAAATTAATGAAGATATCGAAATAATAATGAATTATTTTAATTGTTCGTATGATCGAGCTAAGGAAATTAAAGGAATTCTAACGGAAGAACAAATTAAGGAAATTAAAGAAACTCAATTTAAAGGTGGTAAGAAATGAATCATGTTTTATATAATTGGACTCCAGAATCTATGGTTGAGGTTTATTTAGATCAACCAGAAGATTTTTTGAAAGTGAAGGAAACCTTAACAAGAATAGGAATTGCATCAAGGAAGGAGAACAAACTTTATCAAAGTTGCTTTATTCTTCACAAGCAGTCAAAGTATTTTATAGTTCATTTCAAGGAATTATTTATACTTGATGGGAAATACTCTGATATTTCCCTAGATGATGTTGAACGTAGAAACACAATCGCTGCACTTTTACATGATTGGGGATTGGTTACTATTATTAATCTTACAAAAGTGGAAAAGAAAGCTCCAATGACAAACATTAAGATTGTTCCTTATAGGGAACGTGATGATTGGACATTTGTTGCTAAGTATACCATAGGTAATAAGAATTAACGCTTAGGGACCGTTGATATTCCTTGGTAAGAATTAAAACTGCCAATTTAAAATAGTTTACTTTATATTAATTTTGAGGTATAATTTTATTATGGTTGAGTTGTTCATAATTTCGGCGATGGTTCTTTCAGTCACTATTGTTCTGCTTGGAGTAAAAATATAATATGAAAGGTATATATAGCATTGTTCAGGAACTCCGTTCCAACAATTCTAGGTTGTTCAAAGAATCTGTTCTCGAATCACAAAAAGAAAATGATGTTCTAAAGTGGACATTTAAATTGGCGTTAGATCCTCTGACTCAGTTTCATATTCGTAAAATTCCAGCATATACTCCATCTTCCCAACAAGATTTACCATGGGCTTTTTATCAGCTCGGTAAACTCTCACGCAGGGAATTGACCGGCCATGCTGGAATAGCTCATCTGAAACAAGTTTTATCTTCCCTTTATGAAGATGACGCAAAGATTATCGAATTGATAATTGCCAAGGATTTGGACTGCGGCGTATCCGTTGAAACTGTGAATAAAACATGGCCAGGATTAATTTCTAAATTTCCTTATATGCGTTGTTCTCAGTTCAAGGATATTAAGAAAGCTAAGATTAATTGGAAGTCTGGTATTTATTCACAGATCAAGTCTGATGGAATGTATGCTTCTATTTCAGTAAGAAATGACGGCGTTGAAATTTCCACTCGTGGTGGTAGACTTTTTGATTCTGATCAATTCTCAGGAATTGTTAATGAAATAAAGGATAGAGTTGGATTTCAGTATCATGGCGAACTCTTAGTTGAGGAAGATGGCGTAATTCTAGAGCGCAAAACTGGGAATGGCGTTCTAACTTCTGTTCTGAAAGGTGGAAGCTTCGGGTTAAATCAACAACCAGTTTTTGTTTGTTGGGATGTGATTCCATTGGAAAAAGCAGTTCCAGGTGGTGAATACGCAGAATCTTATTCAATTAGATTCAGAAATGTTGGTGTGGCATTTTCTGGTTGCGAACATATTAAGGTTGCTGAAAATCGCATGGTGTATTCATTAGAAGAAGCAATGGATCACTACGAAGAATTACTTAGCCAGGGTCATGAAGGATCGATTATTAAATGCCCAGATGCTATTTGGGAGCATGGAACTTCTAAAAAGCAATTCAAGGTTAAAGTTGATTTTAATGTTGATCTTAAGGTAATTTCGGTAAAACCTGGTAATGGTAAGAACGCAGCAACCTTTGGTTCGTTACGTTGCGCTTCTGGAGACGATCTTTTAGAAGTTAGTGTTTCTGGAATGAGTGATAAACTTCGTAAGGAAATTCATGAACTTGGTGATAAAATAATTGATAAAATTGTTGAGGTAAAATCCAATTGTATTATGAAACCAAAAAAAGAAGGTGGGAAATATTCATTGTTCCTTCCACGGTTCGTTGAAATTCGTGATGACAAAGAAGTAGCTGATACATTACCACAAATATTTGATCAATTTGAATCTATAGTTAAAGATAAATGATGTCAACAACTTTCAATACATGGTGGGATAGTTTTGTTTGGATGTCTTTCATGTATGGAATATTTGTATTTGGTGTATTTTTCATAGCTATACCTACATTTGTTATAATTACTTCAACAATAGAATACTTCCTTAAAATTAAAAGATAAATTAATATGGCTTACTCAAATGATTTGAATATTCAGAAATGTATTTACGATCCAAGTAATAAAAAACATAGAGAAGAATATTTTAAAATGGCTGATTCAGAAAGATATTCTGGATTAAATTCTTGGAGGCTTGAACCAGGATATTCCAGTGTGTTTGATATGATGCAAGAAAAAACTATTCAATATTATCTATATAAAGAGTTCGGAAAAAAGTCTCAAAGAAAAAATGTAATATATGATGCGCCTTTTGGTTTAGAAAGAATAGGATAAGAATAAATGAAAACGAAATTATATAGCTTTTTTGTTGTAACCACTTTCCCAATATTTTTTGCTGGGAATATTTTGTTGTTAGTTGTTGCATCAATTGTTGATTTTTTCCAAAGAATCTATCAGAGCCTAAAATAAATTATAGCGTCAGGAAATTCTATATTTTACCTGACGCTATAATCTTTCTCTAAAATATTATACTTAGTTGTTTCGTTAGAGTATAATATATCTAATTTTAACACCAAAGGATTCAAATGAAGTTTTATTCATCCATTGTTCAGTGGGGAAATAGCATACTTGTTCGCGGATATGAAAAAAATGGCCCGTTCAAGAAGAAAGAAGAATTCAACCCAACGATGTATGTTTCATCAAAGAAAGGCAATTCCAAGTTTAAATTATTTAATGGTGGTATGGTTGATGAAATATCACCAGGATCCATTAAAGAAACAAAAGAATTTATTGAACGATATGATGAAGTTGAAGGATTCGCTGTTCATGGGCAAACAAATTTTTCATATCAATATATCTCTGAGAATTTTCCAGGAGAAATTCAGTATGATTCAACATTAATTAGAGTTCATTTTTTAGATATTGAAACTGAAAATGAACATGGGTGGCCTAATCTTGCTGACGCTAATGAAAAAATAAATCTAATAACAATATATGATTCGATAAAAAAGCATCCAGTGACATTTGGTTGGGGTGAATTTACTCCAAAGAATAATGAAATTTATTTCAAATTTTCCAGTGAATTTGAAATGCTCAGTAAATATGTTGAGTGGCATTCTCAAGATTATCCAGATGTTATGACAGGATGGTTTTCTAATGGATTTGATATTCCTTATATATGTAGGAGAATAGAAAAGATCTGTGGAGTGCATACTCTAAATAGACTTTCTCCATGGAGTTATGTTAGAAATGATGAAAAAATGTTTCAGGGTGAAAAAGAATATACCTCAATGATATTAGGTATTGCTCTTATTGATTACCTTGATCTTTATAAAAAGTTTATTCTAAAACCTAGAGAAAATTACAAATTAGATTATATCGCTGAGGTAGAACTTGGTGAGAAGAAAGTCGATTATTCCGAATATAATTCATTTAAAGAATTCTATGAAAACAATTTTCAAAAGTTCACAGAATATAATATTCATGATACAGTTCTTGTCTATAAATTAGAACAAAAATTAAAACTTCTCGACATTCTATTCACTGTTGCTTATTACGCAAAGATTAACTATGAAGATGTGTTTTCCCCTGTTAAAACTTGGGATACAATCATTTATAATTATCTCAGGGAAAGAAATGTTGTAATTCCTAAACAAAAATTTCATAGGAAAGAAGAATACCCTGGAGGATTTGTAAAGGAACCAATCAAGGGGATGCATAAATGGGTTGTTTCTTTTGACTTGCAATCTCTATATCCACACCTGATTATGCAATATGGAATTTCCCCAGAGAATTTTGTTGGGCTGCGTATGGATGTTGTTATGGAAGATTTGGTAAATAAGAAAACTGATCTTTCAGAATTATTGGAAAATGATTATTGTATGACTGCAAATGGTTGGCTTTATCGAAGAGAAGAAGCCATGCTACCAAATCTGATGCAAGAAATGTATAACCTCAGAGCAAAAGCAAAAAAAGAAATGATTGAGGTAAAAAAACAATATGAGGATTCACCAAGTAATGCGTTAAAGAATAAAATATCCAGTCTTGACAATCTTCAACATGCTGCTAAAATTCTACTGAACAGCTGCTACGGAGCTGTTGGTAACGAATTTTTCAGATATTATGATAGTCGAATGGCAGAAGGTATAACGTTATCTGGACAGCTTTCTATCATGTGGATGGAGAGAAAGTTTAATGCTTATTTAAATAAAGTTCTTAAAACAACCAATGTTGATTATGTCATTGCAATTGATACAGATTCTTGTTATTTAAATCTAGAACCATTAGTAAATGAATATTGTGATGAAGGTGATTCGATTATTTCTAAAATCGATTTCATGGATAAGATATGTAAGGAAGCCATTCAACCATTCATAAATAAATGCTTTGAGGAGTTGGCAAAATACATGAACGCTTATCAACAAAAGATGTTCATGAAAAGAGAATCACTTGCAGACACAGGAATTTGGGTTGCGAAAAAGAAATATGTGCTTAATGTTTATGACAATGAAGGCGTTCGATACAAAGAACCGGAAGTAAAGGTCACTGGATTACAGATGATTCAATCATCAACTCCACAGGTTATTAAGAAAAACCTGAAAGATTCCCTTGATATAATTATTTCTGGCGATCAAGAAAAACTTCAAGAATATGTATTAAAACTTGAAGGTGCATTTAGGAATTATAAAGTTGAGGAAATTTCAAAACCATCTGGTGTTAATGGTTTAAAGAAATATGATGATTCAAAAACTATTTATACCAAAGGAACTCCTATACATGTTAGAGGGAGTTTGCTATATAATCATTTGGTGAAGGAACTAAATTTAACTAATAGATATCAATTTATCAAGGACAACGATAAAATAAAGTTTGTCTATTTGATGATGCCTAATCATATAAAAGAAGACGTTATTGCGTTTCCATCTGAACTTCCTGTAGAATTTGAATTACATAAATATGTAGATTATGAAACACAATTTCAAAAGATTTATATTTCTCCTCTTGAGGCAATTTTAGATGTTATTGGTTGGTCAGCATATAAATCAAATTCGATGGGAGATCTTTTTGGGTAAAATATGAAACCTGTAGAATATAGACATGCAGTGAATCCAGACTTCTGTCAAGAGATCATTAATAATTTTGATAAATGTGAAATAACATATAGAAAGAAAAAAGAATATTCTTTCAAAGAAATTTCCATGATCGAAAATGAACATATGAGTAAATTAATGGAAGGATTAGTTCGAAAAGCAGATTATTTTACAACTCTTTTCAAATCCCAAAATAATTTAAAAGTTTTTCCTGATAGATATGGTTATGAAGCAGTTAGAGTTAAGAGGTATGATGCAGCAGATCAAGATGAGTTTCCTTGGCACGCCGATGTTATGGATTGGCAATCTGCAAAAAGATTTTTAGTTTGTATGTTTTATCTTAATGATAATTTTATTGGTGGTGAAACTGATTTTGGTTCAGAAGAAAAAATAAATTATATTATCACACCAGAACAAGGTAAAATTGTTTTATTCACCCCATTCTGGGATAATCCCCACCGTGGAAGAAAGGTAATATCAGGTTCAAAATATATTGCAAATGTTTATTTACATCTATTGTAAAAAGGAATAAAGTAAATGAGTTTAATGGATAAGATTAGAAAGAATAGCACGATTAAAGAATCATCAATTTTAACAAAGTCAAAGTTTTTCACAACAAAGGATTTAATTCCAACACCAGTGCCAGCTTTAAATATTGCTCTATCCGGATCCCTTAATGGAGGATTTAGTCCTGGATTAACAATGTGGGCTGGTCCTTCAAAGCATTTTAAGACTGCGTTTTCTCTACTAATGGCAAAGTCTTACATGGACAAATATCCAGATTCAGTATTGGTATTTTATGATTCTGAATTCGGAACACCTAAATCATACTTTGATTCTTTTCAAATTGATATGGATAGAGTTCTCCATACACCATTAACAAACATTGAACAATTTAAGTTTGATTCTGTTGCTCAATTGGAAGGTGTTGAGCGTGGTGATAAGATAATTTTCGTTGTTGATTCTGTTGGTAATATGGCTTCTAAGAAAGAATTAGAAGATGCTATAGCAGAGAAGGGAACAACTGACATGTCTCGAGCTAAGCAAATTAAGAGTTGCTTCCGTATGATTACACCATACCTTAACATCAAGGATATTCCGATGATTGTGGTAAATCATATTTATATGACTCAAGAAATGTATAGCAAGCCAGTTGTGAGTGGAGGAACAGGTCCTTATTATAGTGCAGATAATATTTATATTATTGGTCGTCAACAAACAAAAGATGGTAATGATCTTGATGGATATAACTTTATTATCAATGTTGAAAAGTCAAGATATGTAAGAGAAAAATCAAAGATTCCTGTTACTGTGAAGTTTGATGGTGGAATTTCTAAGTTCTCTGGTTTACTTGAAATTGCCTTAGAATCAGGTCATGTTATTAAACCAAAGAATGGTTGGTATCAAAAGGTTGATCTTGAAACTGGAGAGGTTGATCCAAAATCATATAGAGAAAAGAATACTTCTACAAATGATTTCTGGAATTCTATTCTAAAATCAACATCATTCAATGAGTATGTTGAGAAGACATATAAAATTTCAAACGGAAATATTATCAGCGAAGAAGATTCTGATCCTATCGTTGATGAAGAATTAAATGATAGTGATGATATTTCCCTCACAAATGACTATGAGTTTTCCACTGGTGATATGCTATTTAAGAGAGATTAATTATGGATGATGAATTAGGACAAAATATCTTAAGACCTCATCGAAAATTAGAGAAAAATTCTGGTGGTCAACAGTTATATGCTTTTAATTTTAAAAATTCTGAATTTGATGATATAATATTCAGTTACGATAGAGTTGAGTTTATTGAAGATACGGCAAACGATAAGTTGATCACGAAATTCAATTATATTGTTCATGAACATAAACGAGAGTATGATAAAATTAAGTTTGAAAAAGAATTAGGTGATTTTCTGATTGAGTTGGTTGTTCAAGGAGCATTGGAAAATAATCTAATTTTCACGGGTGGAGTTGATGAGCAGGATAGAGCAAACGATAATTCATCATCTAATAACTGATGAGCAATATGCAAGAAAAGTACTTCCATTTATTACAAAAGAATATTTCTCAGATACTAACGAAAATGTCTTAATTCAAGAAATTGTTAAATTTTTTGGGAAATATAATTCCTTACCTTCAAAAGAAGTTCTACTTATATGCACCGCTAAACGTGATGATCTTACGGAAGTAGAAAATAAAGAAGTTCAAAAATATATAAAGGAATTGGATTCTGAACGAGTTAATGAAGATTGGCTTCTTGATGAAACTGAAAAATTCTGTAAGGATAGAGCAGTATATAATGCAATTCTTGATTCAATCAATATAATTGATGGGAAGGATAAAAAAAGAAGTAAAGATTCTATCCCATCAATTTTATCAGAAGCGTTGGCAATAAGTTTCGATACCAATATAGGACATGATTATTTGGAAAATGCAGAAGAACGTTGGGAATATTATCATGTTGATGGAGGGCATAGAATAGCATTTGGTCTTGAAATGCTAAATAAAATTACCAAAGGAGGAATGAAGAAAAAGACTTTAAATTGTGTAATGGCTGGAACTGGTATTGGTAAAACCATTCTTATGTGTGATGAGGCTGGATATGCTCTTTCTCAGGGGCATAATGTTTTATATATCACACTAGAAATGGCCGCAGAAGATATTTCCCACAGAATAGATGCTAAGCTCATGAATATTACAATGGATGATGTGGAAGCCATTGATAAAAAAATGTTCATGGATAAAATAGGTAAGATTAAATCTAAAACTAATGGGAAATTAATTGTAAAGGAATATCCTACTGGTGTTCATGCTGGTCATTTCAGAGCACTCATTGAAGAATTAAAGCAAAAAAAGGATTTCATTCCTGATTTAATCATTATAGATTATTTGGGTATTTGTGGTTCCCAGAGGTTAAGAGGAAATAGCTCAGTTAACACAAATACATATTATAGATCTGTTTCCGAGGAATTGCGTGATCTCGGTAAAGAATACGATGTTCCCATTTTTACCGGAGTTCAGCCAAACCGTGATGGACAAGATAATTCTGATACTTCTATCACAAATATTGCAGAAGCAATTGGAATTACCAGCACTCTCGATTTTTTCATTGTTTTAATGGCACCTGAGGAATTGATAGAAATTGGTCAGGTGCTTGTTAAACAGTTGAAGAATAGATATAGAGATATTAATTATTACAAAAAGTTCGTAATAGGATTGGATAAATCTAGAATGACGTTTTATGATGTAGATAATGAAGGTAAATATTTAGATGATTCTGGAACAAAGGAAGAGCCAAAAAGTTTACTGCTTGATATAAAGAATAATGGATCAAAGGTAAAGGTTGATTCTTTTACATTTTAAGGAAATGTATGTTAAAAAGTATTGCGTTTGAGCAAATTATAAATAATCTCTTTTCTAGTATTGGTGATGTCCTTAAACAAAGATTAATCGAAGGGATAAAAGAGAAAGTTCAACCAGAAGTTGATAAGATTATTGAAGAAACTGCGGAAGGAATTTTAAATGACATTCGCGTAAAAATTATTGGGTATAGTGATTTTGGAAGTGACAATTTTGTCACGAAATTGGTGATAAACGATAAAGAAAAGGAAATAAAATAAAATGGAATTCGTAGAAAAGGTAAAGTTGTTCAACGGTATCGCAGGGACTAAAGAAGAATTTAATGTAAAGATGATTTCTCTTTACACAGGATTAGTTCTTGAAGAAGTTGCAGAAATGCTAGAAGCTCTTCATATAGATGATCCTGAGGTCGAAGATCTAATTGAATCATTAAATGAATCTTCTCATAGTTTTAAAATAAATGATTTTGAAGCAACAATTGGTTGTTGTGTAGATAGAAAAGAATTCCTGGATGGTGCTGTTGACGTGGCAGTAGTTGCTTTGGGTGCAGGAGTTTCAATTGGTGCAGATGTTTTGGGTGCCTGCCATGAAGTTGCTGATTCTAATTTATCCAAATTCCCAATTGTAAATGGTGAACATGTTGTTCTTAAGGATGAAAATGGTAAGATTATGAAACCAGAATCATTTCGCAGACCTGAGCTTGGGAAATTCTTGCATCAAATAGAACAATAAATATACATATCATTTTAATACAGGTATAATTATTTCATGGTTAAAAAAATTGTTGCAACAGAAAAATTAAATTGTGAACACCTTCTAGGGATGTTCCTTGACGAAAGTCACTATGATTTACTTGTAGAATCGGATATGGATTTCTACACGCCACAGAATATAAATGGTGAAAGTGAAATTCTATTTTCCTTCAGGAAGAATTATTTTACTGAAGAAGAACAAAAGGGTGCTTATGATGGTCTTTTTGCCGCTGCAACAATTTCTGAAAATCGTGGAATGGCTGCAGGGACTAAGGAAGGATACACAAATACAAATGTGGCTGGTGAACGTCAATTCGTTACCAATTACGAAAGAGAAATGATGGATGCCATAATGGCTGATGTCAATGCAAAATTAGTTGAAGAAGAAGATTGCATCACCAAAGTTCGTAACAAGTATCCCACTGTTGAATCTAGAAGGAGATGTGAAGGTAGTTCCATGAATCTCACTTGGGTAATCAATAGAATCAGGAATGGTAAAAAATTATTTGTTTTTGATGATTGGGTTGATTCTATAATTCCCCTATCGAAAAAGGAACGTGCAGAAGCGGTTGAGGATGTCAGCACGATGATGTCGCAATCTCATTATGGTAATAAAGTTTTCTCTGGTGTGGCTGGATTTTATGATCGTTATCCAAGAATTCCATATGGAAGAGCAACTTCCTACACCGAACATAATCCAGAAAAATGGAAGTTGGCATTTCCCTATCTTCAAAAACTGAGTGCTGCGTATAAGGAACTCATTCCTCTGAAATGGGCAAATCAAAATGAAGCAATTCAAAAACTCGATCCTGAATTTGTTGTGCCTGGAACAGTATTCACAACAATTACAGTTAATAAAACTTTCAGGACTGCTGCTCATAGGGATGCAGGTGATCTTTCCACAGGGTTCTCCAATCTTTGCGTAATTACTAACGGGAAGAAATTTTCCGGTGGGTATTTGATATTCCCTGAGTTCAACGTAGCTATTAATATTCGTCCTGGTGATTTGCTTTTGGTTAACAATCATGAGGGAATTCATGGAAACACACCAATAGTTCTTGAAGAAGAAGGTGCAGAAAGAATTTCTTTAGTTTGCTATTTCCGTGAAGGAATGTTGGAACTTGGTGAAAAGAAGTATGAAGACATTCGTAGACAATTTATAAGAGATAGAAAAAATAATGAGAATCATCCATTCTGGAAATTTGGGTGGAATGGTGTTTCTGCTGGTTGGGAAAGCAGTCAAGAATGGTATGATTATCTTTCCTCAAAAGAAAATGGTGAAAGATATTTAAAAATGTATCATCCAGAAGCAGAAAAGGTTTCTCTAGAGGATTTATTTGCGTGAGAATTTTAAATATTCATTCCTACCCATTCGGATTGGTTAATAAGGAAGGATCACCGAATGGTGGTGGTGAAAAAGTTCATTTGGATATTCATCATTTATTGGAAGAAAATGGTATTGACATTTATTCTTTTTGTTCGGAATCTGATCCTCTTCATGGTGATCGCTGGGTAAAAGTATTACCCAGCGGTGGGTTGGATCCTTGGAAAAAGAATAAAACACAAATCTATGCTGATATCACAAAGGCAATTAATAAACTCAAACCCGATATTATCATAAATAATGGTTCTGACAAGTTACTTCGATTAACGAATCATTTGAGGATTCCATCATTATTTGTTGATCATAGAAGCAATGATATCCATAAACTTTACCATGCCGATTTCTTTACCAATTCAGCATTTAAAAATCGTGAACTTGGTGGCAAATCTGTGACAGTTTCTTTATATTCTCAACTTACAAAAAATAATGTAATTAAGAAATATTGGGGAGATAAAGGTTACGAACTTGATGGGTATCTTCAATTTCAATATGTTACTCCTGAACTGGAAAGTTATGAGGTGGCAAAATATAAAACAAAAAACTGTATAACAATTGGTAGGCCAGAAACAAATAAGAATCCTCATAGAATTAAGAAATTTGCAGAAAAATATAAACTCGATTATAGGATTATTACGCAACTGCCGGATAAACCCAAACCAGATACTGAAAAATATTTCAACGAAAAAATAGTGGCGAATCCTGGAGTTTTAAAAAGAACTCATGTAAATATTGGCAGGAAATTCACTATGACCATGTTGAAGAATTCCATGTTATATTATTCCACGAGTGAAATAGAATCAGCAGGTATTACAGCATTTGAAAGTCTTTGTCTTGGCGTTCCTCTTGTTTTATATTCTCCATTGAGATATCATGCTTCACAGATGTTCGCTCCAGATGGAGAAAAGTACTGTTGGGATTATGATAACAAGACAGCGAATCTCGAAGAATATGTTGAACATTGTAAATCTCTTAATTTTGATCAAAGAAGAGAAATCGCAAATTATACCAGAAGTCATAGCAGTAAGAGAATTATTGCCATGAAGATTATCCAGCAATTAGATTCGATATATAACAATAAGAAACCAGTAGGATTAGAAGATTATGTGTGATGGCCCTCATTCTGGATTTAAAGCTTTAATGTCAGAAAAAGTTAAGAAGCTTTTAAAAAGTACCGAGGGATTAGAAAAATTAAAAAAGATAATTCGTGATGTATCCAAAAGGAAATGAAATTGTATAAGCATCTAGAGAATAAAGATAAACCATATATAGATTGGCGATTACCAAAAAATCGCATGAAGGGATTTTTGATGTGGCTTGATTGGCGATTGACCTATGGTGATCTTGATCATTATGTCTGTAATAATGCTTATCGAGATACAAAATTTTCCCCAACTGGAAAATCAATGACCATAGAACAAGCCATTTGGTTTTCATTGATTTTTGGAATGACTTATCAATCAGAAATGGCTTGGGTTATCTATTGGCATTTTCCTAATTTATTGAGTATTAACCTCAAGGAATTAGAAGAATGGAATCTGGAAAACATGGATAAGCAAAAGTATGCCAGGGATACCAAATATAATAAGGGAAGAATTGTTGAGCAGGTAAAATCCATTCAGGAAAATGTAGGAAGACATGGCTCTTGTGTCGGTTGGGTAAATTCATTTCTTGAAGAAAAGGAATCCGATTCTTTTTACTCTGCATATAATTCTGTTATGGAGTTCTATAAATTTGGCAGGATGACTTCATGGATTGCCTGTCAAGTTTTATTTGAAACTGCTGATGTCCCTATAAGACCAGATACTCTATTGGCTCATGATCAATCCAGTTGGTCTGTTCGTTCTGGACTAATGTTTTTATATAATCGTGATGACAGAGTGGAATCAACTGGAGCAGTTTTCGATAAGAACGATATTCCTTGGATACTGAGTACTGAAAAAGAATTATATAAAATTTGTGAAGATTATATAAAGCCAGAAAACCGGAAAATATTTTCAAATTATCTTTTAGAATCACATCTTTGCCAATATAAAAAATTGATGCTGGGTGGTGATTTTCCAGGACATTCTTCTGGTGATCATGTTTCACGGGCAAATTGGTTATCTTCCAGATGGAAAAATGTTGATTTCTCTGCATTCTATAAAGAAGCAATTCAGCATCATCACCCATTAGTTAGAGGAAAAGAAGAAAATAAAGAATTGCGCAATATTTGTTGTGATACTGGTCAAATTATAAACATGCATCAAGATTATGATTTTATGCCAAATCTATATCTTGAAATGCAAGCAGAAAGTAATAATCTCTCGAATATTTTTGGTTAAATAAATTATACAAAGAGAAATATTTTATGTATAATTTTCTTTTAGTTGGGGAATGGTCTAATGGTATGACTCCGGAATTTGACTCCGGCAATGTAGGTTCGATTCCTGCTTCCTCTGCCAAATAGAGTTTTGGGCAGCTACTCTGAAATCCTCAGACAAATTCCTGCCTTTCGTCTCATTAAAACGATAAAACAACTGATATAATAAAGGAAAGAAATGAAAGACGAAATACGTGTTTGTGTTGTTGGTGTTGGTAATTGCGCTAAATCCCTAATTGAAGGAGTTGCATTATATAATAGAACTGGAAGAACAGATGGTCTTGCTTTTTCAGAAATTGGTGGATATACACCAAGCCATATAAAATTCGTAATGGCATTAGACGTTGATGGTCGCAAAGTTGGTCATAGACTAAGAAGTGCAATTTATTCAAAACCAAATTGTGCAATGGATATGCAAGTTACTGATTTCGATTTAGAATTAGTTTGTGGTGATACCCGAGTTCTTCATGGTAAGCAGCTTGATGGAATTGCTCCTCATATGGAACTTTTACCAGAGGATGAAGCATTTCTCCCAGTTAAAGGAGTTGAAATTACCAAGGAAGAATTCATCAATGAGTTACGTAAAAATAAAGTAGACATCGTTGTTAATTATCTTCCTGTTGGTTCACAAGAAGCTACAGAGTTTTATCTAGATGCCTGCATAGAAGCTAAAATTCCATTTGTTAATTGCATTCCTGTATTTATTGTCTCTGATCCTGTTTGGGGGCAGAAACTAATTGATGCACAAATCCCTGCAATTGGAGATGACATGAGAAGCCAATTAGGAGCTTCTGTATTATCTCAAGCTCTTCAAGAATTATTCTTCAATCGCGGTATGAATATCAAATTCCATGAACAAACAAATCATGGTGGAAATACTGACTTTGCCAATATGATGGATCAAAGTCGTCTGGCATCCAAGAAAATTTCCAAGGAAAATGTTATTCGTTCACAAAACGATATTCGAGGAATTCCTGTTCCAAAGAATGGAATTTATGCAGGACCATCATCCTACATTCCTTATCACGGTGACAACAAGGTTGCTCATTTTAGGATTGAAGCTGAGGGGTTTGGTGGAGCACCAGTTACTTTTGATGCACGTCTTTCTGTTCAAGATTCACCAAATTCAGCTGGTGTTGTTATAGATGCAATTCGTTATCTTCAAGTTGCCGTGGAAATGGGAATGATTGGCCCTCTTTTTGGGCCGAGCGCTGCTACTCAAAAGACTCCCCCAAAACAAATGATGATTCAAGATGCACATGAAGAGTGTGTTGCTTTATCTCAACGTAGATGGACTAAAATTACAAAAGAAAAGAATAATATTTTTAACTATATTGATTTTGAAGTTAGAAACGAACCATATCAACCTATAGATGTAAAAACTCTTGCAGATATTATCGAAAGGTCTAAGTGATGATTACAATTAGAACTTGTAGTGATTGGATTAGAATTTATAAAGATGATTCCCGAATTTTTGAAGGTCATAGTGTAAAATCAAGTGATCTTTATGGAATCTTAAATTGTTTTGAAGAAACCGATTATAAAGAAATTTCAGATGAAGAAATGGAGAATTATTAATGGGAGTTGATCATTCCACAATATTTGGTATTGGTAAGTTGTTTGAAAATTCACATAAAGCAGAAGAATATTTTAGAGAAAAGTATAAATTAACTGAAGAACAAGAAGAAGAACTGGATAAGATTGGATTAGAAGAATTTTTGTCGTGTGCCGGACCGGGTGAAGATGATTTACCATTTGGTGAAACCATAAATTGCTATTCCGGTGATGGGTTTTGGATAGGATATTCATTAAACACATATGATGAAATTGTTGATCTAAAGTTATCCATTGAATATGGTGAATCACAGTGGAGAAAGGTATTTGGTGATGAACCTGAAATAATTGATCAAGTGAGAGTTTGGTGATGGATAGAGAAATTAAAGTATATGCCAGATTCGATATGTTAAATAACACTATCGATATGTTTGTTCGTTCTAAGGAAGATGGGATTTTAAGAATAGCTCCATCTTTACTTCCTGAAACATTTTCACCGGCAGAACCTGGTAAAACGCAATCTCCTACATTAACCATAGCTCCTGAATGCGGACAGGAATTAATGGATCAATTGTGGTCTTGTGGATTGAGACCAAAAGCAGGTAGTGGATCAGCTGGTTCATTGGCTGCAACAGAAAATCATTTGAAAGATTTACGAAAAATTACATTTAATTTACTTAAGATTGAAAACTAATGAAGATAAATACATATGATATAGATGGCGTGATTTTTATGGGGAAGGAATTGACTGGAGTTTATCCTGGCCCATTTGACATTATCATTACTGGTCGCTCCTATGAAGAACGCCCAGAGACAGAAAAGATGTTAGCTGAACGTGGAATTGATAATGTTGTATATTTCAATTTAACAAAATTCGATGATAAAACAAGGGAGGATTCGGGATATCATAAAGGTATAACTATTGCTCATCTAAAGACTGTTGGTTACGAAATTGGTATACATTTTGAAGATGATCCAATTCAGGCAGGAGTAATAAAAATTATACATCCAGAATTAAATATTGTATTATTACAACATAACTTAATGACCATGGAGAATGTAAGGCATCTATGAAAAGTGTTAGAGCAAGAATACAATCTGAAATTCGAATAGATGTTAAAGGGATTTCGGATGAAGAGGCACTCAGAATCACCACGGCAATTCAAAAAATGGTGCTTTGTGGTATAGAAGTTGTTGATTCAACTATTAACAAGGAATATAAAATTTTCATCATTACACCTGTCGTGTATAGAGATATAGATACAATTTTAATGGAATTTTCTTTAGTTACGGGATTACAAATTATATGAGAAATATCGTAGGTATTATCTCTGTTACTCAAGGGAATTTTTTTTGGTTTATTTCTTATTTTATGTTTAGGGGATTATGATGAGCACAGAAAGAAAGATAGTTAGAAGGGGAGATATTTTCAAATCCAGTAGATTTGGTTGGGTTAAATTCGTTGGGTTTGATTATTATCATGGTCAAAAGACTGCTGAATTATATAGTTCCGAATATAGGGATAGATATTATCCATGGCCAGCTGATATTGAAAAAGAAAATAATGTGGAGCTTGTTGATCTATGAGAAAAATTGTTGCAATATCAGGAAGACCAGGAACAGGTAAATCGACTTTAATTAATATTTTCTTGAATAAATGGTGTTGGGAAAACGTTAGCCCTCTTCCTCTAGTTAATGGGTTATACTGCAAAGAATTAGATTTATATGTGTTAGGAAAGTATGAAGCTGGGGAAGTATTTCCTGGAACAGATAAACTTTCCATGGCTGTTCAACCAGCTGTTGAACAATTCATTAAATCAAATTCTTCAAATGTTTTATTTGAAGGTGATCGCTTAACGAATATGAAGTTCTATGACTTTCTTTTATCCCTCCCAGATACAGAAGTTGAACTCGTTGTTATTAAAGCAAAGGAAGACATTCTCACAGAAAGATATTCCGAAAGGGGATCAGATCAGTCAGAAACTTTCCTGAAAGGAAGAGAAACAAAAATAAAGAATATTGAAAATAATATGGATTATTGGGACAACATTACTACTCTCTGGAATAATAACAAAGATGATCAACAAAAGATACTGAGCCATCTTGATCTTTGGTTGTGTGATAAGGTGAATGTATAATGATTAGTGATAATAATCCAGATAGTGTTCCTGATTGGGTAAAAAATTCAAAATATCCATCAACACCACCAACTCCGGAAGAATGGGGTAGGGCATTTCCTAATTTAATATTTGTTGATAAAGAAAAATTAGCAAGGGATCAAAAGTGGCACGATCGTTGGTTTAAAAGAGCAGAAGAAGTTTCAACTTGGTCAAAAGACCCCTCCACAAAGGTTGGTGCTGTTTTTGTAAACGAAGAAAAACATAGAGAATTATCTGCAGGATATAATGGATTCCCCCGAGGTATCAAGGATGATGATCGATTAAATAATCGTGAGATAAAGTATAAGCTTGTTGTCCATGCTGAAATGAATGGAATTTTTAATGCTGTGAATAATGGTGTAACTCTTGACGGATGTTCCTTATATGTTTGGGGATTACCAATTTGTTCAGAATGTGCCAAAGGAATTATTCAAGTTGGTGTTAAGAAAATTTATGTAAAGAAACAATTTGTTGATAATGAAAGGTGGAAAGAATCATGGAAACTGACTCAACAGATATTTAGTGAAGCAGAAATAAAAGTTATTGTAATATAATATTGCTTTACTTTATTTAAAGTTTAGACTATAATTATTCCTAAGTTAGTTAATTCTTAGGAAAGAAAATGTTAACATTAAAGAAAGTAAACAAAGAGATCAAAGCTCGTGGTATCGATGCTGAGCTTGCAAGGGCGAATGGTTATTTTTACTTCTTTGGGGTGTCGGTTGAAAGATGTTATTCAACAATGATTTATTGTAATTCTCTGAATCGACTTACCTTGGAACAATGGATGAATGATTTAGATTATTTTGTTAGGGAACATGACGCAAGATGATTAATCAAGATCCGAAACCAAATTGTCCAGCATGTGGAGAAGGGTATCTTCTCCCTAGGCAAATGTTTGAAAGAGTAACGCATAATGGAGTTGAAGGAAGTATTACATTGTATTACTCCGAATGCAATCATTGTGGTTCAGAATTGGCTGGTAAGGAAGAATCAAACCGCAATAAAGTTTCAATGTTAATTTTTAAGGCAATAGCCGAATCATAGAAATCCATTTAAAGCTAAATAATATATATTAACTTAGCTGATGGATTTCTATGAAAGGTTTTTCTGGTTCCACACAACAACACCCAAAAATTGTATTTTCAGTTCTTGAAGGAGAAATACCTTCTTTAACAGAAGAATTAATTGTAAGAACTGGAAATAAACTTTCTGTGGAAAATGAAGTAGATCACATCGTTCTTCTTCCACACTCTCCAATAAACGAGTCTGAAGTAATAAAGAATTACCTTAGCCAGTTCTCTACAGGATTGGTTTATTACTCTTCGAAAGAAGAAGTAAAATCAGCAATTTCAAGTTATAATCCTCTGCATGTTGTTTGTGAAGAAATCAATTCACGAACTTTCAAGAATTCATTCCCAGTAAAGAGTTACAATTTTCCCATCAAAGAATCTATTATTGATGGTAAATTAGATCAATTTTCAAAGTGTTCATTTAATGGACTCAGGGAGATTGATTGTAAATTTTTATTTAATTTAATGAGGGAACATTTTAATCTAGAACCATTAATAGAAAAAATAGATTTACCAAAGAATGATTTAAGAGAACAATACTTCAAGGGTGATATATTTAAAATTGGTCAAACTGTGGAAACCAAAGGAGAATTGTATGAAATTATTAATCGCGGTAGTAATTATTTGGTCCTAGTTGATTCTGTTGGTGATATACATAAATCTTGGATTAATGATACAAATACCACTACAGAAACTATTGTTTGGAATCCATTAATTTCTGAAGGAGAAGTGTTCTTCAAGGGATATTCTTCAAAGAACTTTCATATTGCAAATAAAGAATTAAAAGAAAAAATAGAAAGGGTAATTGAAGAAAACGTTGATCCCTTCATTATTCTTAATTTGGTTAAAATGATTGATGATTTCATTATTTCTAATGATGAAACAACTTTAAATAAAATAAACGAAAACCTCTCTAAGCTAGAGAAGCAGAAACCCATTTCCGAAGATGTTATGTCATCTGACTTTAAATTATCTTCAGATGGAAGAAGAATTAGAGCACATAGAATAACCTTCAAGAACAAGGTAAACGGTAAAAAAGATCAGTCTGAAGAAGATGATCAAGAACAAGTAAAAGAAGAACTTGATACTAAATTAGAATACCATGATGAACTTAATCCTAAACTCTGGAAGGATGATAAATTAATTCCAATTGTTAGGAACAAGTTATTAAAGATTGCTGATAAATTCGAGGACTTCCTGGATAAGGATGGAAAAATACTTGATATCGTAGATGTTATAATTACCGGATCAAATTGTAATTACAATTATACTCCTCAATCAGATATTGATTTACATTTAATTGTTGATCTTTCTGACATTGAAGATAAAGAATTAATGGCTGCGTTCTTAACAGCAAAGAAAACTTTATGGAAAGATCAGCACGATATTACCATAAAAGGATATGATGTTGAATTATATGCTCAAGATAAAGATGATAAACTTGTTGCAACAGGAATGTATTCTATTCGTAAAGATAAATGGATAGAAAAACCTCAACATCTTGAATTAAAAGTTGACAATTTCTCTGTTCAAGCAAAGGCTTGTGACATTATTAATCAAATAGATCAAATACTTGATAATGGTGGAACAGTTGAAAGAATAGATGCTGTTAAAGCTAAGATAAAGAAATTGAGATCAGCAGGTCTTTCAACAGGTGGAGAATTTTCTGTAGAGAATCTTGCGTTCAAAGCCATTAGGAATAATGGATATTTTGAAAAACTAAATAATTTAAAGAAAGCAATTACAGATAAAGAATTGTCTTTAGAAAGCACAGTGGTCGTTGATAAAAATAGAACCGATAACGCTTCTAAAGATATAATGTCTTATGACGATTTTAAAACTCTAGTAAAGAAATTAAAAACTTCAGTAAATTATCCAGGCCATTCATTGGGTGATAGAGAAGACTTAAGAAAACTAAAAATAAAGTACGGATACGAATAAATGAAAAATTTTAAAGAATTTTTAGAAGAATCAAAGGCAAATAATGTTCTTTCTGATAAATTGAAGAATATGAATTCACTTAAGAAATTCAGTTACCCTACTCCTGAGGAAAGACGAGCACAATTAGCAAAAGAAAAAGAAAAGAAAGATGTTAAGGAATCAGAAGATCTTGATGAGTCAGATGGCGTTAAATCAGGTGGTGTAGGTGGATATGCTAAGGCAACTACTTCAAAAGGAATTAAAAGAGACACAACAGATTCTTCGAAATTTGATAAAAGAACCGATGAATTAGTTCTTTCTGGTGACCACGAAAGCTTATTAAAGCATCTATCGACTCATGTCAATGGGAAAAGTAGAAAAAGAGATGCTTATATTGCTAAATTAAAGAATTCTATCACCAGTAAGATGAAAAAAGAATCATTGGAATATCTCGATGAAAGAACAAATCAAGAGCACGAATTCATAATGCAATCACTTGCTGATAAAGATATCAATTCCCATATTAAAGATGGCAAAGTGGTTGTTCATAAAGATAATGTAGCAAAAGCTAAATCACAATTGAAGAAGATGGGTCATGAAATGCAAGTTGTCCATGAAGGATTCGAAGAATTAGAAGAAGCAATGGTTGGGCATACAACAAAAAGTTTATCAAAGTATGTAAAATCACTTGGGTGGACTCTTGTCAGAACTGATGGTGGCCACGATGTTTACAAGCACCCAAAATCAGTTAAAAATCTCCCAATCCCAAGACATGCCGGAGAACTATCTAGGCCCACAGTAGCGAAGATGTTAAAAAGAGCAGAATTTAGAGAAGGGGAAGAAATGTTATCGTTTAAGGAATTTATTACAGAAGATCAAGAATGTCAAATTGATGAATCATATAAGAAAAAATATGAAACGGCTCCAGATCGTGTCAAGAGAGTTGCTGACGAAATGGCCAGATTAAGAAAGATGAGCAAATCTGATCTAATTAGGACATTTCCATCAAGGTTAAATACAAACCATTTAAAGAGTGAGCCAAAGGATATTATTATAGGTGGGCATTTGGAGACAAAATTTTCTCACAAAGATCTGCGAGCTCACGATAAACATTTCTTTGGTGAATCAACCGAAGTCGTTGAAGATCAAGAGGATTTAATGGAAGATCTTCATGATAGACTTTCAACTCATATTCGTAATATGCGTAATGATGGTCATCACGTTGTAATTACCGACAGAGGCAGTGATGGTCGTTCTGCAAAATTTGTTTCTACCAAGGGTGGTATAAAGAGATTACATACTATAACAATGAATAGTATTAAACAAGAAAGAATTGGTGGGAAAGATAAAGAAGAAGAATCTCAGGAAACAGAAAAGAGAGGTAGAGGTCGTCCAGCCGGAAGTAAGTCTGGAGCAAGAGCTTAAATAGTTAATATAAATTTTTTAAAAGAGGAATAATATGCCATTATGGAGTGACCAGGACGCTTCCGGACAATATCCAAAGTACGTCCCAGTAGGAAGAGTTTTAATGATCAGAGTTACTGATGGTGGCTCTGGATACACTGATGGTGCATCAGTTGCATGCACCATCGCAACACCAAGCGCAGGTGGAGTAGCCGCAACAGCAACTGCTAATGTTTCTGGTGGTGTTGTTCAATCTATCACAATTACAAATAGTGGAAGTAAGTATACTTCTACCCCATCTGTAACTGTTCCTGGCGGCACAGGTCTTACAGTTTCTGTTGTTCTTGAACCAAATGTTTATGATCCATCAAGAATTTTCTTTGTTGATGAAACAGAGGCTGCTCAAGCCTCAAACAGAGCGAAAGGGATTCATGGGGCAGGTTGGTGGTATTTTCATACATATAATGATTGCGAAGGAAATACTAGATATAAGACAGAAAATCTTGTAGCAATGACTACACCAAATTCTGTTTCTGGTGACTTAGAAAATACTACTATTGTTAATACTTCAACTACTATTGCTTTCTCATTACAACCAGTTTCACAGTCAATTGCTCTAGGAACAATTCTTTCCATCGCAGTAAGCAACGGTGGTTCTGGATATACAAATGGATCAGCAGTTGCGGTAACATTAACTGGTGGTGGTGGAACTGGAGCAGTTGCAACTGCTAATGTTTCTGGTGGTGTTGTTCAATCAATTACTGTAACAGATCCTGGATCTGGTTACACATCAGCTCCAACAGTTTCTATGGCTACTGGAACTGGATTAGTCGCTACCGCGAAAGTTGATGAAGTTACATTTAGTGCTACTGCTGTAGTATCACCTTCTGGATCAGCTACATATCAATGGCAAACTGCTGCAATTGGATCAACAAAATATGTTGATATGGCTGGTAAAACTACAAGCTCACTTACTATTACTGCTCTTGATTCTACATATAATGGTAAGAGATACAGAGTTAAAGCATCATACACTGGTGCTCCAGTCGCGACTTCAAATCCTGTTACATTAACTATTTCTTAATTAAAGAGGGAGATTAATCTCCCTCTACTTATATGAAGTTGACAGACGAAACGTTTTTACAGTTTGCATTTAAAAATTATGATAACATTCAATGTTTAACTGTAGAAGAATTTGAAGAGGATTTAAAAAGATTCACATATGTAAAGAAATTATTTTACAGATATAAATATAATAACGATTTGTGTGAAAGAATTATACTTAACCATTTGATTGTTCTTTTTAATGTTTTTGGTTCAGAAGCAACAAAGATGCTATTTTTTAAAATGGAAACGGAGTTGTGGAATTATCTTGCGACATTTTTGATTTATCTTCAAAGAATGCCTGATAGTATTCCAGAATTCAATATAATTTCCTCAGAGATATCTTTAGATAAAATGATAATAGACAAGTTGAGGTTATTATAATGAGTTTAAAAAAGAGAGAAAATTTTAAAATTCGTGAGGAAGTCGCAACAAATAACACAGCTGGTGTTGAAGTTAAGAATCCCGATGCTATACCAAAGAAAAAGAGAACTTTTAAAGAATTACTAAAGAGGATATCAAATGTTCCTAATTGAATTGCTTCCAGAGTATCTTATACATTTGATAGCTCTTATTTCCTTTCTTGGTTCATTGTTAATGCCAATAATATCTGCTATACCATTTATAGTTCAGTATAGAATGGCAGTTCAGTATGGATTGTTTATCGTTCTAGTTATTAGTATGTTTGTTGAAGGAGTTATTCACACAAATGATATCTGGAAAAATAAGAGTTTGAAACAGGAAATAGTGGTGGCTAAAACGGAACAAAAATCTGCCGAAAAGACCACCGAGATTGTGGAAAAAGTTGTTATAAAGAAAGTTCTTATTAAAGGAGATACAATTGAAATTCGTACACAAGTTCCTGTCTTTATTCCAAAAGAAGCTGATTCTAAGTGTGATATTCCTAACTCTTTTGTCCAGTTGTGGAACGCTGCCATCGACGGCAAAATTCCCGAATCCGCCAGAATCCCTGATGGAACCACTTCCGAAATTAAATTATCTGAAGTCGAAGAAAACGCCATCGAAAATTTCGGCACCTACAGGGAAGTAGTCAATCAGTGTCAAGGATTACAAGATTGGGTGCGAGAACAGAAGAAAATAATTAATAACGAACATGAATAATAACGATACAACAATTCAAGAAATAGAAACTTCAATTGCGCTAGTAAAAAAAGATGTTGAAAATTTCTCGCACCTTTTCAACAAGCTTGAAGCTGTAGTTGGCAAAATGGGAGAAGTTTCTAATAACATAAATAGATTATTATCTGTTCATGATCAGAAATTAGAAACCCTTGACGATAAAATGGAGAAAAGTTCAGGACTTTTTCAAACAGAACTGAAAGAGCTCCATAACCATATTCGCTCTAACAATAGAGATATTATGGAAAAGTTGAGGTCTTCTGAAGAATCGATCAACAATAATTTAAAATATGTCAGGGAAACTTTAGATAGAGAAAATAAAATTCTTAGAGAATCTATTGACAGTGACAATAAATTATTTAAAGAGTCTATTGATAGAGAAAACACAATCATCAGGAATTCTATTATTTCCAACAATCAAAGAATAAGTGCATTAGAAAGGTGGAGATGGATTGTTATTGGTGGCGCAGCAGTATTATATTTCGTTGTAAACAAAACTCCATTTTCATTGGCAATAGTAAGTTAAGAAAATAAATTATACTTAGACACTCGTTTAAAGTATAATTTCGCTATGCTTTATATTGATCTTAAGTACGTAAGACTTCTTGCGCCAAAATTATCCAACTTCAAACAGGTGGATACACACGCATATAGATTTCGATGCCCAATTTGTGGTGATTCTAAAAAAAGCCAAACGAAATCCAGAGGTAACATTTTTCCAAGTAAAGGGAAGCTTCATTATAAATGTTTCAACTGCCATACCCCAATAGGATACCTGGGATTAATAAAACAAGTTGATCCAAATTTATATAAAGAATATCTTTTAGAAAAATATAAAAATCCTTCTATTAAAGAAGAATACCTTTTCAAGAAAGAAGAACCAATAGAATTACTTAAAGATTCTATTCTTGATGATTTGATAGAAATTAATGATTTACGAAAAGATCATCCAGTTATAGAAATTATAGAACATAGGAAGATTCCAAAAGATAAATGGAATAGAATTTATTACACAAAGAAGTTCAAAACTTGGGTCAACTCTATTCTTCCTGATAAATTTAATGTAGCTAGAGATGATAATCCAAGATTGGTTTTTCCATATTTCAATAAACATGGGAAAGTTTTCGCGGCAAATTCTAGAGCATTTGGTGATGAGGAACCTAAATATATTATTACGAAGTTTGATAATAGTTATGAAACGGTTTATGGTTTAGATACAGTTGATTGGGGAAGGCACGTGTTTGTTGTGGAAGGACAAATAGATTCTTTGTTTCTTCCAAATTGTCTGGCAGTTTCTGGATCTTCTTTTGATATTGATACAATTAGAAAAATAAAATCTAATTGCACATTGATTTTTGATAATGAACCAAGAAATAAACAAATTGTAAAAATAATATCTAATTGTATAGATAAAGGATATAATATATGTTTATTTCCAAGAACCTTTGAATTTAAAGATATTAATGAAGCAATTATAGGAGGATTAACTGTGGATCAAATTGTTTCAATTATTCGAAAGAATACGTTTAGTGGAATTAAAGCAAAATTAATTTTTAGTGATTGGAGAACCTAATGTTTGAAGACTTTCCTTATATAGATTTTGATGATTTCAATTCATTAGGAATTGATGTTGTATTAGAAGATGGAACATATAATGTTCAATTAGTTTTTTTGAATGTTTTAGAGAATAAAGATCCAAGGGAAGGAATGGTTTTTAGAACTCCATTTTTCTGCAAAAGTCTTGAGGAAGTTGGTGCAAAAATTAAACAACTTCATGATGTAGGAATTTTTTATCATCTAAATATTTTCGCTGCCGGAAATATTATTTCCATAACAGAAGATGATGAAGAAGAAGTATTGGAAATAGTAGACTGGAACCAATATTGTGACTTCTCTAAAATAACAGCATTTATTCCAAAATATCAACAATCACACACTATACACTAAAATGACAGGAATTAAAGCAAAAGTTGTCGCAGACAGCATTTCCAAGAAATTCAAGATTAGATTAATTACACTACAACTAAGATACCCAAGATTTATCCATGCAGAACTTATGACTCACAGAGTCTTTTCAAGAAATGCTTCTAGTTCGAGAGCAATCCCTGTGATGAAAATGTTAAAACAAGTTTGGAATGATCCTGCAATGCCTGTTTATTGGGGAGAGAATAAGGTAGGTATGCAAGCAACTAAGGATGTCAAAGGAATAAAGTTGTGGATGAATAAATTCCTTTGGAAAACTGCATCAAAGGTAGCGGTTTGTTTTTCCTTTTTGATGCATAAATTTAATCTCCATAAGCAACTTGCAAATAGAATTACCGAACCATGGCAATATATTTCTGTAATTTTAACCTCTACAGAATGGGATAATTTCTTTGAATTAAGAGACCATCCAGCAGCCCAACCAGAAATACAAGAATTGGCTGGAGAAATAAAAGATGCTATTGAATACTCTTCAACCCCTAAAGAATTAATGGAAGGTGAATGGCATCTCCCATATATCAATGACGAAGAAAGAAAAATATATTCTCTAGAAACTTTGAAAAAACTTTCGACAGCAAGGAATGCGAGAGTTTCGTATTTAACCCATGATGGTAATTCACCAGATCCATTTAAAGATATTAAACTCCATGATGATTTGGTTGTTTCGGTGCCAATACATGCTTCACCTACAGAACATGTAGCTACTCCAGCCGATGATGATAAATTCCATAAGAATTTCAGGGGATGGATTCAATATAGAGAAGAAGTTGAACGCAATGCTTATTTTTCAAAATGTTTACGTGAAGGTAAAACTTTAACTGTTTCCACATCTTCTCCCAACCAGGTATTTGTTACCAATGTTACATACACCACAAAGGAAATAGAATGCTTTTTAAAATAATTCAAAAAATGCTTTCACCAAACACAATTGAAATATCTCTTTATGTTTCGCACGAAGATAATAAATGGGAATATATTCCCGTTCAATTTCGAACTATAGAAGAATCTAGGAAATATGCAACGTTATATAAGAAAAACTATGTAGTATCGGAATTCGAGCTATGATTAGTCCAGTAGCAAAATATAAGGAACCATTATGGTTCGAAGAAGAACAATTGAAGGTCTTTTGGACTGCAACCGAGATTAAGGTAGAGAAGGATGTGCAGGACATGTTGGTAAACATGACTGATGCAGAAAAGCATGGAGTAATCACTACATTAAAATTGTTCACTCTCTATGAATTAAAGGCAGGTGAGGAATATTGGGGAAGCCGATTTAAACAAATATTCCCAAAGGTAGAATTCCTCAGAATGGCATCTGCGTTTTCCATGTTTGAAAATTGCGTGCATATGCCATTCTATTCTAAGATTAATGAGTTACTACATATTCACACTGATGAATTTTATGATTCTTATGTCAAGGATAAAACTCTTGAGGCAAGAATGCATTTCATTGATGAAATAGTTGGTTCAGAAAACGATTTAATCTCTCTTGCTGGATTTTCCATGGTAGAAGGAGTTATTCTATATTCTTCATTTGCATTTTTAAAGCATTTCCAGTCAGAAGGGAAGAACAAATTAATGAATATTGTCAGAGGAATTAATTTCTCTGTTAGAGATGAGAATCTTCATTCAATGGCTGGAGCATGGGCATTCAAGATGGAACGGGAAAAAAGAAATCCGTCTGTGGAGGAATTAGAAGAATTGGAGTTTAAAATTATTACTCTAGCGAATGATTTATACCATCATGAATCAAGAATTGTTGATATGATTTTTGAGAAGGGAAACATTGACGGAATTACTCCTGTTCAAATGAAACATTTTATTGAATCTAGGATTAATAATTGTTTAATTAATCTTGGATATAAGAAATTCTTTGATGTTAAGTACAATCCCATAGCGGAATGGTTTTATAAGGGAATAAATAACTTCACTTATAATGATTTCTTTAGTGGTCAGGGTAGGGAATATACAAGAAATTGGGATGAATCGAGGTTTATATGGTAAAACACGTAGAAAATATTTACAAAAATCTTTCTGAAAGAAGAAAAACATTACAGGAAGAAGGATTAATACCAGAGTGGTATACCACTGCAGGTATGCAAATGTTTGAAGAAAGATACCTTTATGGTTGTAATAATGTTAGGGAACAATTTGAAAGAATTGCATCAACAGCTGCAAAACATTTTTCTAATGTGTCTGATGGGTATAATTTGTTTAGTTTGGCACAAAAAAAATTCTTTAATCTATTATGGAAAGGTTGGTTATCCCCTTCTACCCCAGTGTTAGCAAATATGGGAACCGATCGTGGAATGCCTGTTTCTTGTTCTGGTGGCTATGTCAGGGATTCTATAGACGGATTTTATTCTGCCAGAAAAGAAGTTGCCATATTAACCAAACATGGATTCGGAACATCCGCATATCTGGGAGATATTCGCGCAAGAGGCACATCAATTAGAGTTGGTGGGAAAGCTTCTGGAGTAGTTCCTGTGTTTAAAGGATTTGTTCAAGATATGCGTGATGTTGCTCAGGGAACTGCAAGAAGAGGAGCATGGGCTGGATATTTACCAATAGAACATGGTGATTTCTATCAATTAGCTGATCATATTATGGCAGAACCAGATGACGCTAATGTTGGTTGGATTGTCCCAAATTCATTTATTGAAAAATTAGATTCTGGAGACCAGGAAGCAATTAGAAGGTACCAAAAGGCACTTAAATTAAAGATGGTCACTGGAAAGGGTTATTTTTTATTCATTGATAAAGCGAATGAAAAAAGACCTGAAATGTATAAAGCTCGTGGATTAGAAATTAAAGCATCTAATTTATGTTCTGAGATCATGCTTCATTCTGATAGAGAACATACCTTTACCTGCGTTCTTTCTTCTATGAATGTTGCAAAATATGATGAATGGAAGTTTAGTGATGCGGTTTATTGGGCAAC